AGCAGCCCTAAAGCACCCGCCCCTGATCCAGAGTTAGAGCGTCAACGCAAAGAACGTGAAGAAGCTGCTAAGCAAGAGAAGATTAGCCTTGCTAAAAAAGAAGCGCGGCAAGCGTCCTATGAGCAACAGAGAAAAGGTCGCACTATGTTGGCGGGCTATGGCGGTTATACAGACGATAAAGAAACATTAGGCTAAGACTATGGCATCTCCTGAGTACATAATTAAACGCTATAACAAAGCGAAAGCGGCACGTAATAACTGGCTTGATGTGTGGCAGGAGTGTTATGACTATAGCTTGCCATTGCGTGAAGGTTTTTTCCAAGAAGCAGCCGGTCAATCGCGCATGGATAAAATCTTTGATGAAACCGCAGTAGTTGGTGTTCAAGAGTTTGCCTCTCGCTTGCAAGCGGGCATCGTGCCTAACTATTCAACATGGTTCCGCTTAGAAGCGGGCAGTGATGTTCCACGTGAAACTCGCCAACAGATTCAAGGCGAGCTTGATGAAATCACTGAGTATGTGTCCGAGATTATTCAGCACTCTAACTTCTCCCAAGAAGTGCATGAATGCTTCCTTGATTTAGCAGTGGGTACTGCCAATATGCTGATCGAGGAAGGTGACGAGCTTAATCCTGTTAAGTTTTTGTCAGTTCCACAGACTCAGATCATTCTTGATAGTGGCCCATTTGATCAGATCGATGGTGTCTATCGTGAACGTGCGATTAAAGCAAAAGACATTAAGGTTATCTGGCCTAAAGCTAAACTTGGCAATCAATTAACCAACAAGGTTCAACAAAAGCCTGACTCAATGTGTTCGTTTATTGATGCGGTTTACCGTGATTGGTCTGACAAAACTAAAGAATGCTACCGCTATTGCGTCATCGACTTGGAGTCACAGACCGAGATTGTGTCGGGTGAGTTTAAAGGTGAAGGCTCTCGCCCATGGGTTAATTTCCGTTGGTCAAAAGCAGCCGGTGAAACCTATGGTCGTGGCCCATTGATGAATGCGCTACCGGCAATCAAGGTGTGTAACCTGACTATGCAGCTTGTGCTTGAGAATGCACAGATGGCTATCGGTGGTATCTGGCAAGCTGAAGATGATGGTGTCATTAATGTCGATACGATTGAGCTAATTCCTGGAACTATTATCCCAAGAAGCCCGAATTCACGGGGCTTAGAGGCAATTACTTCTCCGGCTAAGTTCGATGTATCGCAGTTAATTATCCAAAATATGCAGGAGAATATTAAGCGAGCATTGTACAACGTAGACTTGGGTCGCACAGATACTACGCCGATGTCAGCTACCGAAGTGGCTGCACGTCAGTCTAACTTGGCTGAAATTATTGGCTCTGCTTATGGCAGACTACAAGCTGAGTTTGTTAATCCTGTTATTCGTCGTGTCATTGCTATCTTGAAGAAACAGGGCAAGATTGAGATTCCTAAGATTGACGGGCGCGAAGTTAAGATTGTGGCTAAGTCACCATTAGCTCGTGCGCAGCGCAATCAAGACATCATGCAGTTGACTAACTTTATTGGTCTTGTTACTCAGACTATGGGGCCTGAGGCTGCATCTCAGTTTGTTGATGCCGGTAATGCGGTAAAGCAGCTAGCTGAGTGGTATGAAGTTCCGCAAAACATCTTAATTGATGAAACAGCTCGTCAGCTTGCGGCTAAGCAAGCACAAGCTCAGCAGATGCAGATGATGATGCAACAACAACAGGCACAACCGATGCCAGAGGGTATGCTACCTTGAAAAACATCGATGGCATTGCAAGGTCAGAAGATGCAGAAAAACAGATCAACGAGGCAATTGCCCTAGCTTTTAAAGGAAAGTCGGGGGAGTTTGCCTTAAAGTATCTGCGTTCGATTAGTATCGAGCGTGTTATGGGGCCAAGTTTTGACCCTAATTCTTTAGCTCATATTGAAGGTCAACGATATATCGTGGGCATTATTGAGCAACGTATTAAGCAAGCACAAAAAGGAGATCAGCCATGAGCGATGACATGACAACTGAATCTGCACCTACTGAGGGACAGGTTACTGAAGAAGCAGCGGTAGAGGTAGCATCTCGACCAGACTACTTGCCTGAAAAGTTTTGGAATGCCGAGCAAGGCGCACCAAACCTAGAGGGTATGGCTAAGTCGTATAGCGAACTTGAGAAAAAATTTAGCCAACGTGCGTCTAGCCTGAAGGAAGAATTACAAGCCGAGATGATGGCTGAGCGCAAAGAAGGCGTACCAGAATCAGCCGAAGGCTATGAATTTACTGCACCTGAGATTCCAAATATGCCGGAAGGTTGGGATGTTCAGATGCAAGAAGATGATCCAATGTTAGGTTGGTGGCGTGAAACTGCACATAAGCAGGGTATGAGCCAAGAGCAGTTCCAAGATGGAATTAATAAGTATTTTGATCTGCATTTTGGCTCTTTACCTGACCGCGAAGGTGAGCTGAAAGCCTTAGGCGACAACGCGCAAGCCCGTATTGACCGTGTGGATATGTGGCTAAATAAAAATCTGGATGAAGGTGAATACAACGCGATTGCGGATTTTGCCGTGACTGCCGATGCCATTCAGGTTTTGGAAAAAATTATTGGAATTCAACAATCTGAGCCAAATTTATCTGACTTTGGTGGCGAGCCTATGATGGGTGATACCACTGAAGATAAGCTGCGTCAGATGATGGATGATCCTCGTTACTGGAAGCAAGGCGAGATTGATGATGCTTACCGCGCCGAGGTAACAAAAGCGTGGGCAAAGCATTATGGGTAAGTGAGTGCTTGCTAACTTGTGAACCCTTGTATATGCTTCCACTAGCCCCGATGCGCTGATGCCTAGCCCCATGGGTAACTAGGCTGACTCGACAGAGGACAAGCTGATATTTAATTTAACTCTATTGGAGAACTGTTATGGCTAACACTATTGATACAGCCTTTGTAAAACAGTTTGAGAGCGAAGTACATCTAGCTTATCAGCGTAACGGTGCAAAGCTTCTCAACACTGTTCGTCGCAAGACAAACGTAACCGGTGAATCTACCACCTTCCAAAAGATTGGTACTGGTACTGCGGGTACTAAATCACGTAACGCTCAAGTGCCATTGGCTAACTTAGAGCACACCAAAGTAGAGTGTTCACTCACTGATTACTACTTGGGTGAGTACGTAGACAAGTTAGACGAGTTGAAGATTCAGCATGACGAGCGTGGTGCGGTATCGACTTCATTGTCTAACGCGTTGGGTCGTCAATCTGACCAGTTAATCATCGATGCTGTTGATACTTCTGGTAACGCAACTACTGGTACTGGCGCGATTACTCAAGCTAAGCTTGAAGAAATCTACGAAGCGTTTGGTAACAATGACGTTGCTGATGACGGTCAGCGTTATTTGTTGGTATCGCCTCAGGGTTGGACTGACTTGATGGGTATTACTGAGTTCTCAAGCCGTGACTACGTGCCTGAAGCTGAGTTACCTTGGAAAGGCGCGGGCTTCTCTGCTAAGCGTTTCATGTCATTCTTTGTTATGACTCACTCTGGTCTTTCTAAGACTGGTGCTGTTCGTAACGGTTTGGCTTATCATCGCTCAGCAGTTGGTGCTGCTTCAGGTCAGGAAGTGTCTATGGACGTATCTTGGCAGGGTAAAGAGCAAGCACACTTGATGGTAGCTTCTATGTCGCAAGGCGCTGTCTTGATTGACGACAATGGTTGTTACATCCTCAAGCACACTGAATCTTAAGGGGGTGACTCATGGCATATTCAGCTGACAACATGAAGCGTTTGAACGTAGGTGACGAATCAATGTACGTCTACAAATCATCAGACGCAATTGCTACTGTTGCTGCTTCTGGCTACTTTAACAGCGCGTATGCGGAGTTGAAGAAAGGTGACGCGATTATCGTAATCGATTCATCTACTCCAACTATCGACATCTGTGTTGTATCTAGTACCACTGGCGCAACAACTGTTACCGTAGTTAACGGTAGCTAATAGACTGGGGGCTTCGGCCCCCTTTCTTGGAGATTTAAATGGGCGCGACAACAGATATTGCAGTAGCTCAAAAAGCTTGTGCTTTGATTGGTATGAATCCAATCACGTCATTTAGTGACGACAGTTCAGAAGCTATTGTGCTAAATGCTATCTATGATGAGATTGTCGAGTCTGAGTTAGCGGGTTATCCGTGGCGTTTTGCGATGGCACAGCGCACGTTAAACCGCTTGTCTAGCACCCCTGCTTCACGTTGGGATGCGGCATACCAAATACCGGCTGACATTTTAATGGTACGAGCAGTAACCGTTAATGATCAGCCAATTCAGTATGATCGATATGATGACAACATTTACTGCGATGCGGGCGTAAATGAAACCGTAGTTTTAGACGGCACATATCGTGTAAAAGAAATTGATTGGCCCGCATTTTTCCGGCTTGGGGTTGAGTATCGACTCGCTGCTGCATTAACAAGTGGCGTATCTATGCAAGCTGATTTGTCAGAACTTCTTGATCAGAAGGCTGAGTTGCAAATTCGTAAAGCTCGCAACATTGATGCTTCATCTCAAACAACCAGAAAGGTAAACCAGAATCGTCTAGTTAACGTGAGAATGTAAGCCATGCGACAGGTCAGAACGCTCCAGACTAACTTTGCGTCTGGTCAATTAGACCCATTAATGGCGGGGCGTAGTGATACCAAGTCCTATGCTAACGGCGCGGAAACTCTCACTAACTTTATGCAGCTAGTCCAAGGTGGCGTTAAGCGCCGCTTAGGTATGGAATATCTGGCAACCATTAGTGAAAGCGCACGATTAATCCCATTTGTCTTTAATGAAACGCAGCTTTATATTTTTGCGTTGTATTACGACACCACAAATACAGAAGGCAGAATTAAGGTATACAACACAAGCGGTACGTTACTAACGACTATTACCGGTCTTGATTGGACTGCATCTAATCTTAACGAAGTGCGTTATACGCAGCGTAACGATGTGATTATCTTTACGCACGAAGATTTTCCAATGACGATTGTTACTCGTACTGGAGCATCTGCATTTACAGCAGCGTATTTTGATTTTGATCAAGACTTAGCGGGCGGCAAGCTGTACGCCCCAATGTATGCATTCCAGAAATACGACACGACTATCACACCATCTGGTACTTCTGGCAGCATTACGCTAACCACTAGCGCAGCACACTGGACATCAGATCATGTTGGTGCGCGTGTCGCTATTCATGGTCAGCAGTGTTCTATTACTGCATACACTTCAACAACTCAGGTAACGGCAACCGTTGAAGAAACTTTGTTTTCTGATCAGCAATTAACTATCTCAACAGCAGCTAACTTCCAAGTTGGCGAAGTTGTTACGCAGACAAACTCTGAAGCAGAGGGTGAAGTAGTATCAATTGGCTCTGGTTGGATTCGTGTAGCTAATTTAAAGAAAACGCCATTTGTTACTCAGACATCAAGCGATGCAACGGTTGGCGGTTTGTCGGGTGCTGAAGGTCAGGTGACTGCGGTATCTAATGTTGGCCCTTTAGCTACGCGAGATTGGAATGAGGAAGTCTTTTCTTATGCTCGCGGTTGGGCAAGATCATGTTTGTTCCATGGTCAGCGCCTATGGTTTGGTGGATCACGTGACTTACCGGCACACTTGTTTAGCTCTAAGGTTGCGAGCTTCTTTAACTTTGATGTTGGTGAGGCGCTTGATGACGAGTCAATTCAAGCACCAATTGCGTCTGACCAAGTAAATCAAATTAAGTTTTTAGTATCAGCAGGACACTTACAGGTGTTTACAGATCAGGCTGAGTTTTATTGCCCTGAGTCTGAAAACAGTCCATTGGTTCCTGCTGATTTCAACATTCGCCGTCAATCATCGTATGGCTGCGCTAACGTGCGACCTTTACCATTTGATCGCGCTACATTGTTTGTGCAAAACACAGGTAAGGTTGTTCGTGAATATCGTTGGGAAGAAATTGAGGGTGGCTATACGCCTAACGCAATATCACTTATCGCTACTAATCTCTTGGATTCTGGTGGGATTGTGGATACTGCTGTCGTATATGGCATGACTAATCGCCCTGAGCAATACGCATTTTTCCTAAATAATGATGGCTCATTGGCGGTATATCACGCAGCACGTAATGAGCAGATTAGCTCTTGGTCAAAGTGGACAACCGAAGGCAAGATTATTCATGTCTGCGGCATGGAAGGCGTGTTGTATGCAGCGGTTGAGCGCACAATTAATGGCTCGACCGTTATAACACTGGAAAGATTCAGTGAAGATGTGACTCTGGATTGCGCTAAGCAAGTAACAGTTGGATCAAAAACAGCTTCATTCACAGGTTTTACACATTTAGCTAATCAGTCAGTTAGTGTTGTAGCTCATCATAATCAATCGAGTGATGCTGATTATCAGACCAATGCGTTTTATTTGGGCGATTACACCGTGTCTGCAAGTGGTGGCATTGCAATTACAGGCGGCTACACCACGTACACGATCACTGCCGGATTTAACTTTGACTCAACGGTCAAGACAATGCCTGTTGATTACGCGGCAGCCGATGGGCAGATTACTGGTTTGCCTAAAAAGATCAGCACGGTTGACCTGTTGCTAAACAGCACAATGGGCGCAGACGTATCAGGCACTAGCTTGATTTTGCGTAAAACAAATAGCGACCTATCTAAACCGCCTACACCTATTACGGGTCGTAGTCGTTTCTATTTGTTAGGTTGGGATAAACTAGGTCAGGTAGAAGTTAAGTCTACAGTACCACTTGATTTCACACTACTTGGTTTAATGTTTGAGGTGGCTTACTAATGGCTGATCCAGTCACAGCGGCGTTAATTGTTAGCACAGCAACGGGTGCATATAGCGCTATACAGCAAGGTAAATATGCTAAAGCTGCGGCTGAAGCAGAAGAACGCCAGTACAAAGAAAATCAGCGGATGGCTGAGCTTCAAGCTGTTGAAGATGAGAATGAACGTACTCGTGAATTGATTGCATCTGAAGCTTCTAACCGAGCTTTGTTTGCAGCTAAGACAGGTGCTGATCCTTATGAGTCTATGTCTTTCTTAGCATTGCGTGATGCTAACCAAGAACGAGCCGGTAGGGATATTGGTGCTATTCGATTAATGGGTGCGTCACAGTCTTATCGCTATGGCTTAGGTGCATACAGCAGTCGCATGGAAGGCAAAGGCGCAATGATTGGCGCGTATGCTAAAGCAGGATCATCATTACTTGGTGGCTATACAGATGCCGCAAAAGCGGGACTTGTGTAACTTAGGAATAAATCATGGCAAAGCTAATTAGACAAAAAAGACAAAACAAAGTTTCGCCTATTGGCGTAGTCAAAATGACAGGCTTGCGTCAAATGGGTCAGGCCATGGGGCAAGTTGGTCAGTTTGCAAATGAAGTCCGTGTTGAGGCTACTAAGTTTGCTGAACAAGAAAAGATTAACGAATATACAGACAAGCTTGATTATTTGCAAAGCCGACCTGATGAAGAAATTGATCAGATAATGGCAGAGCAACAAGCAGCTTTAGAAAAAGGTGAGCCTACAAGTTATTACAAGTCAAATTCTTTGGGCCGTTTGCAAAAAATTGGTAAAGAAGAAGATGGTTCGCCAATAGTATCTGGTCAAATAGCTACTATGGATTTAGGCGGTTGGGCGCCAACATACGCTAAAGAATGGAATCGCAGAGCTAATGAATGGAATGCAATGAAGGCGGGCAATCAAATTGCTTCATTTATTGCTAAAGCAGAAGCGGATCAAATGAAGCCTGATGGTGAATTAAATCCCGCTATATTTCAATCAACAGTTAATGCGTATATAGATAAAGTTGTAGCTAATACAGATTTACGTGCAGCGGGCGCTGTTCGTTTATCAGTTGATGCAAAAAATCGTGAAGCTTATCAGCGAATTCATGCGGCGCGTGATGCAAAAGACCTTGAGCTATATAAGCAACAGCATAGTATTGTTGATGAAGATTTAAGGGCAAGACTTCTTAAAGGCATTAAAGATAATGGTTCAGATGATGAAGGCGTGCCTTTGCTTGCAAGAGGTTTGCTACAGCATAGACTTCGTGGATGGCAAAAATTTAAATTAGAGCCATTTCAAATTGCTGAAAACGTAGAAAAATTTATTCAAGAGTTTCAAATTGCTTCGTCTGTTAATGCAATTAATAAACGTTTTGGTTCTGCAAAGACTGGTGCAGAAGTAGAAGCTATTGCAGAACAAACCTTAAATGAAATACGTGAGGCAAAATACAATCAAGTGCAAGTAGACACAATTGCAGTTGATCCAAAAACTTTTGAAGTAACCTTTGCTAAAACAAATTTTTCTGATTTATATGACACGCCTGAAAAACAAGAAGCCGCTATAAAGCAATACATTGATATTGTTAAAACAGAAATGGACTTAACTAATAATATTAAAAAGTTAAGTCTTTCTGCGTTTGAAACTGCATACACTGGCCTGTTAAATGAAATAACAATAGCAGCTACAAATCAAGATTTTGACCTTGTTGAAAAGAAAAGAAACGAGCTTTTTAAAATGCTTCAAGGCAAAGACGAAGATTATAATGAGGTTGTTCAAAAAGGCTTGCGTAGCATGGTGTCTGCTACAAACTTTGCTTATACAGAAAAAGATAAGCAATTAGCAGAAGTACGTAATGCTGAATGGAATCAATTAATTCCTGAGCTTAAAAAATATTTAAATATTAATCAGCTTGAAGAATATAATAATTTTTTCCCTATTCGTGACGAGGCTTGGCAAAACGCTCAAAAAAACATGAGTCCGCAAGATGCAGCACGAAGCAATAAAGCACGTCTAATGAAAATTTATGACTTGTTATATCGCGGCAAAAGCAAAAACAAATCATTAGACAAATGGCAAGAAGCTGTAACAATGGGTTATCAGCTTGATCCGTCTGCTGCTATGCAAGATCAAGCGCAAGCTTATGTAGATAATATTGCTAGAGTTTCTATGGGGCTTCCTGATGACGAAGTTTGGCCGCCGTTTAAATATGATCCTATTAGCGGCAAAGCAGAGTCTTTAGAAACAACTCGTTTAACTCGTGCTGTTGCTCCACAGCAAAATGTTCCAACTCGAATTGCCGATGTTGCAAAATCAATTGCTCAGTCTGTTGGCAATCCGCAAGACCCAAATACAGAAGGTTTATACAAAAGAAAAGAAGCTGTTGTTCAATGGTTTAGAACAATTAGTGATGACAATGTATATACACCTGCTGCATTGCGTAATGCGTTAGGTGATAAAGTTTACAACGCATTAAATCATGCGTCTAAACAAATGGCATACATGGGTGATTTTATGAGCAGTAATACTGTTTTAGATAAAATGACTACGTACATACAAGAGCCAGACAAGTTAGTGCAAATTACATCTTCATGGAAAACTACAGCTACAAAATGGAGCGACATTATTACTGCTGCTCCAGAAAAGTGGGGGTTTTTTAATGATGATCCCCCATTAAATAATGTGCATTTAAATGAAATTACTTTTATTGCTAACTCAATAGCTGACAGAGATCAATCTGGCAAAGACCAAGAAGAAATTGTAAAAGAAGCTGTTGCTAAATTTAAAAAGAATTGGACTCCTTCTGACTGGAGTTTAAAAGGCAAAGGCGCATGGACTCGCGATCCTATTGATAAGCAATACTCTCATATTCAAAATACAGCAAAAGGCGACACATTAAATATTGTTCTTCGTGAAAAGCTTAGCAAGCTTGACCTTCGGGCAGGTGATGGCTCTGATGTTTTGGGAACAAAAATTAATGCAGAAGATTTGGTATTTCCTAATCAAGATGCGGCAAGTGATGGCGGTGTTCGCATATCTTTTGCTCCTGCATACAAAGATAATGGCGCACAAATTTACAGGCCTTATGTGCGTACAACTGATAACTTGTATATACCTCTAACTCATAATAACGCGCCAATTGATATTGATTTAACTACTGAAAATTCTTTTGAGCAAAAACGCGAAACTGCGCTTAATGCAGTAAATGCAGCCATTAAACAAAGACAAAGCATTGCTGATGGTGCTTTATCTAAAGTAAGAAACTTTTTCTTGCTTAGAGGGTGGAACGAAGATGTTATTCATCCTGATATTTGGAATAGTGTAGTTGATCAACTTGAAGCGCAACAAGATGTTATTGATTTAACTTTAGAGCGTGATCGAATTCAAAAAGAAGCATTTAATTTTCAATCTGATCCGTATCAAATGTATAACAAAAACCCATTGCAAATGCGTATTAGCGACATAATTAATATGGCTAAAGCAATGGAAGCCGAAGAAGCAGAAAACTTTGGTGCGTTATCTAAAGAAAGGCAATTTGAGATTTTATCTAAATATAAGCTGCGTGATCTTAAACCATTTATTGAAGCTTATTACAACAAAGGCTATGAAATGCCTTCATACGTTACAGACGGAATGACAAAAGAAGGTATAGATGCAACGCGTGAACCAGTAGGTACTTCATTGGAAGTAATGCCAACAGGATTGTTTGATTGAGATAGTTATGGCTAATAATTACTTCATTAAAGAAAAACCAATTTATAAGCCGTCCGAGTTTGTAGGTGAAAAAATTGAAGTTGATCCTCGGTTTTTACAACGAGGAGATACTGCATCTGTAACTACTGCTACTGGTGACTACGGATCATGGGATAACTTTCAGCGTTCAATTTTGTTTGATACATGGATGGGTGAAGCATATATGTCAGCTAAAGCTTGGCAACAAGCTTCTGACGAAATTGGCGGCCCTGATGAAATAGAGAGCTATAACCCAATTACTGATCCAGATAATGCTGATTATTTAGATTACGTTATTGATTCTAAATCACCAAAAGAGTCTTATTACACAAGGCAAATGGTTGATTACAATACAAGCGGTAAGCGTGAGCTTGAAGAAGGCGGCGCAGGTGTTAGTCGTTTTATGGCACAAATTGTTGACCCTGTTAATTTGGTGCCATTACCTGCAACATGGGGTATGAAATTTGTAGCTGCCGCTAAACGCGCTGCTATTCCATCTGCAGCTGCTGTTGGTGCTTCTGAAGGCTATCGTTATTATCTTGATCCTACAATGACTCCAGAAGAATTAGCCCTTAATGTAACTACTGGAACAATTCTTAGTTCAGCATTAGTTGGCGGCTTATCTCAGCTTGGTCGCCTTGGTAAAGACACAAGATTTAATGACACTGTTCAAATTGTTGAAACAGTTAATGGTCAAAAGCAAGCACGTAATGCTCAAACTAATATGCCTCTTGCTGAACAATTTGGTTTAGGTATCAACAAAGGCATTGATGGCGCACCGGCTCCAAAGATTACAATTGAACAATCAATTGATTTACCTGATGGCACGCCTTTAAGAACCACTGTTGATAAAGACGGCAACATTGAAATTGTTTACAACAAGAATGAGCTAGAAACAGAATGGAAATCTGGATCATGGAAAAAAACAACAGAAGATGGTGTTGAAGGTGTTAAATTAGAATTTCATAGCTTGCAAGATTTTATGCGTTGGAAGATGGCGCAAGAAAGAGCAGCTAAAAATATTGGGCCTAAACTTCCTGAAGAAACAGATGCAGCATATTTAAATAAAATAAACAAAGAAGCTCAGATTTTATTTATAGAAAATGCAGCAGGTAAAATGGCTGTTCCTTCCACTCTATATAAAGATTTAAACGCAGCGGAAAAACGGCTTGTTGACATACAAAAGCGGCGTGCTGCAACAGAAAGCAAAGCAATTGATAAACGTAACAAAGCACAAGAGCTACGAGATAAAGCTGCTAAAACAAAATCAGCATCATGGCGCACACGTTGGAACAAGGAAGCTGAAAAACTAGAAGCTGATGCAGCTCGCATTGAATCTAAATTAACTAAGTATGATGAGTTTTCTATTGGTGCGCGTAATGATGTTGATCAGGCGCAACAAAATATATTTGAACATGAGCAAGCTGTTGAATTAGGCGACTATAATTTTAAAGCTACTGGTACTGGTTTAGAAAAAATAGCTGTTGGTGAGCTTCCGTTTCATCGTTTAATTAACAATAAAATTGGAAAGCTGTCACCAAAACTAGCTATTCAAGTTCAGAAGCTTGCTTACATGATTGCAGGAAGTCCAGGTCTTGTTAATGAAGGCGCAAGGCGTGGCATTGCTGTGCCTAAATCAGTAGAGATGCTTGCTAAGCAATGGCATGAACAATACAAAAAAGCAATGAAAGCAACCAATGATGCGTATATGAAGTACGCATTTGGTCGTGAAGATGTTGGCGCGTTTCGTGGTCAATTTGAAAACCTAAGACAAAAAGCCGGATTTAGCTACAAAGGCAAGCGCTTTGGAACAAAAATTCCAGAAGGCAAAATTGATATAGAAGAATTTAGAAACTCAGTTTCACGTGCATTAATTGGTGAAGATGAAGTAACTGATCCTGCTTTAAAAGAAGCAGTAGAAGCATGGAAAAAATTCTTTGATGCTTTTGACAAAGGCGCAAAAGATACAAACTTATACCCAACATTAAAAGCTGCAAAATTTAAATTAGACAATTTAGAAACTCAGCTTAAAGAAGCTATAAATAAAGCTCATTTAACTGAAAAAGATAAACAAGCTTATTACGAATTACGTGATGCTATTTTTGCTAACGCAAAAAAAACTCAAGAAGGAAAATTAACGCCAGAAGCGTATCGTGATTTGTTTGATGCGGCTGACTGGGATAACTATCAACTTCCATTTGTATCATCTATTAACTGGGGTAAGCAGCAATTAGCTATTAAAGTTGCTAACGATATTGAAAAGCTTAAAGCTGAGTTAAAGGCGCTACAAGAAGGAGAAGCTCCTAAAGCTGACTCAGACGCGCTTAGTTTAATGAAACAAGTTGAAGCGCTTGAGAAAAAAATTAATAGCCAAGAAAGAATGCTTGGTTATATGGATAAAGAAATTGATACTTTAAATAGCATTATTGATCGCCGCAGAGCAGAAGGTGAATCAACAATGGGTATTGAGGGTTTGCGTACTCAATACATGAATCAGCTTGATCACTATAACGCTTTGCTAGATGGCCCTAAAAATGGAAAGCAGTATTTCCATAGAATGTTTCGCGCTGACAAAATTAGAGCTAATCGTGAAGAATTTGTACGCTTGCTTAAAAACGCAATGATGGAGCATCCATACAAATATGAACGCGGCAGAAGAATTCCATTAGACAAAAGACCTTCTGCCGTTGAAGCTCGTGCTGAAGAACTTGCTGATCGTTTATTACGTGAAGGTTCTTACAACGACTCTGTAGGCTCAGTAGCTAAAGGCGAAGTAGATGGCACGGGTCGCAGACGTGTTGGCGGCCCTAATGCTCGCTTAACAAGAAAGCTTGTTTTTGATGAAAAAGATTTTGCTGAGTTTTTAGAAATGGACATTGACATTGTTGCTCAGCATTACGCTATGCGCATGGCACCAACAATTGAAATGCAGCGTATGTTTGGTGACTTTAAGCTAGACAATGTTATTGATGATCTTCACGCTCAATTTAACGATTTACGAGCAGAATACCCTGATCAAACAACAGCTATAGATGCAGAGCGTAAAGCGGTAATTCAAGCTGTTGAAGATTTGCGTGACAAAGTGCTTGGCACTTATGGCATTCCAGAAAATCCAGACTCATTAACAAATCGCACCCTTCGTACTCTTAAGGGTTGGAACACACTTGGCTACATGGGAAAAGCATGGATGGCAGCTACAGCCGATTCAGGCCGCGTAGCTATGTCAGAAGGCTTTTACAGGACGTTTGGCGGTTTATTTAGAAAGTATTTAGATCAACTTGAAAAAGGCCGTAATAGCGAATGGGCGCTTGCTGCTGATGAAGTTGAAAAAGTAGGCGAAGCTATTGATGTTTTCACTTCATTGCGTATGAGTTCAATTGTAGATAATGGCCCTGTCATGTCTGCAACTGGCGCTATTGAGCGTTGGGTTCAAAAGGCTCAAGGCCCATTCTTTGTTGCTAATGGTTTATCTGTATGGACAGATAACGCTAAAAGATTGGCAGGTGCTTTAATACAAGATCGTATTATTGGTGACTCAATTCTTTGGACTCAAAACAAGCTTCCACCTGAGCGCATTGAGCGATTAGCTTCTGTTGGCATAAACGAAAAAATGGCGCAGCGTATTGTTCGTCAATGGGAAGAAGCCGGATCAAATAAAGGTGATCATATTTATTTGGCTAATACTGATGCTTGGTCTGATTTTGAGGTTGTTCGCACGTTTAGAGCTGCAATGGCCCAAGACATAAATACTGCTGTAATTACCCCACACGCGGCTGACAAATTTAATTTTATGTCAAAACCATTAGGTTCAGTGCTAATGCAGTATCGTGGTTTTGGCGTATCTGCTACGCAGAGAATTATGCTATCTGCTTTGCAGCAACGGGATAAGCAAGCACTTATAGGCGTTACTAGCATGATCGCATTGGCAGGAATGATGGATTACATTCGCCGACCTGACTATGTGGAGCTAGATGTTGCCGAACAAATATTTCGAGCTGTTGAAAAGTCCGGTGTTACAGGGGTATTTTCTGATATAAACTCAGCGATAGAGATTGCTTCTGGCAATCAGTACGGATTACGAAGTGTCTTTGGATTTCAACCAGTTATCAAAGACCCAACATGGGCAGAGAGAACTGGCGCACCCTTAGGCGCGGTAGGAACACAATGGTTAAATTTTGTATATGCTCTTACCGATGGAGCAGCAAACGGAGATGAGCAAGCGGCAGCTATAAGATATATGTTGCCATTTCAAAATCTCTGGTTTTGGTCTGATTTGTGGACAAGAGCACAACGGTCAGCCGCCGAAGTTATTGAGGAATAAAGAATGGCACACGTTACAATTCCAGATACGTCACCACGGGTTCAATACTCAGTAGGCGGGACATCGACTACAGACTTTAGTATTCCGTATGCGTATTTTAGTGAGTCAGATATAGTCGTATACGTAGG